GACGCACCATACCTGAAGCCATGTTCAACCAACTTTTCCCCACCCTTTCCGTGACACGTCCCGTCGCTTCAGCGGGAGTTCCTAGCACGGTCTGGGTGGGGTTTCTGTTTGTTACATGAAATCAGTAATCCAAAGCCAAGATCAAACTGAAGTCTACGCATCCGATGCCGGTTATGTTTGCATAACGCAAAAATGCCCACACGGAGATGATCCAATTGTTATGTTTTCGCATCAAAACATTGATGCGTTATGCAGGTTGCTAAAAGAGGCAAAACGACAAGCCATTGAGAACGAAAAGTCCCACGTTCAACCGGAGGGCAATCAATGAGCGAAGAACAGAAGCGCAAAGCTCCTGCTTTTCAATTCTATGCTGACGACTTCCTAGCTGGAACGTCAGACATGAGCGCGGAAGAAGTTGGTGGCTACATCCGATTGCTTTGCCATCAATGGACCAAAGGTGGTATTCCAAATGATCCAGACCGCGCTGGACGCATGGCAACCCTATTGGGGTCGCCATCGCTTGGCTATGTTCTGGCTAAGTTCTCGCTATGCGATGACGGGATGCTTCGGAACGAAAGATTGGAGCAGGTGAGAGCTGAACAGGAGGCTTACAAGCTCCGACAAGCTTCATCTGGTCGCAATGGAGCCGAAAAGAGGTGGTCTAAATGGCAAAAGAATGGCGACCCTAATGGCGACCCTAATGGGGTCGCTATAGCAACCCCAATGGCAACCCCAATGGCGAAACGATGCCCAGAAGATAGCTCTCCTTCTCCTACTCCTACTCCTAATAAGAAAGATACAGCGGCTCCAAAGTCGCCGTGGGATGTTGGCTTTGGGGTTGAGTTACCAAACAGCTTTCAGACAGAGAACTGTCTTCAAGCCGTCAAGCTCTGGCTTCAGTACAAATCGGAGCGTAAAGAGGGTTACAAGAAAACTGGACTCACAGCATCACTCACCAAATGGTCCAATGAGTTTTCTCCTGCTGAGTTCCCATCTGCTGTTGAGAACTCAATCGCTTCTGGTTGGAAGGGAATATTCCCAACCGGAAAGCAGCAACAACAACCTCAAGCCAAATCCGTCAACCTCAGCCTCAACATTGCGGACTACCAATGAACGATCCGTTTTACGCTGTAGACGACGAATTTGCCGTCATTGGTTGTTGCCTCAACGGTGGGGTTGATACCTGCTCGGATGCGTTCGCTGAGATCCAGACCTCAGCGTTTCAGACTGAGACTCTAGCGATGACCTTCGACGTGTTGAAGTCGTTGGTCGCTGAGTCCAAGCCAATCGCGCTTCCCGAAGTCATGCGGGAATGGAAGAAATCCTTCGCTTCAAATCCAGTCCCGTTTGAAGACTGGAACAAAGCGATGGAAGCCTCCCCATCACCGGCAAGCTATCCGATGTTTGCCAAAGGTGTTCTTGAAGCCGCTCACCGTCGCCAGCTACGAATCGCTGGAGACCGTCTATTGAGGGAGTCCGCTGTCTCCACCCTCGCAGTCGATCAAATCGTCTCTAATGCCGAACAGGGGCTTGCCATTGATGCCTCCAAAGAGACGCTTCAACCCGCAAAGTCTGTTGTTGGGCGATTCATCGACGCAACCCAAGAGAGATTTGAACGAAAGGGTCAACTCTCTGGCATCACTTCTGGGTTCTATCGGCTGGATGAAATGACTGACGGGTTCCAGCTTGGAGAACTTGCCATCTTGGCCGCTCGTCCGTCCATCGGTAAGACCGCCATGGCGATTGCCTTCGCTCAAGCGGCTTCCGTCATTGGGAAGGTTCCAACGCTGTTTGTTTCGCTGGAAATGTCTGACGAGTCAATCGTCCGTCGTATGGTCTCGACTATCGGGTCAGTCCCAATGGGTGACATCCGTACCGGCAACATGACCGAAGGCGGGATGAAGTCCATGAGTCACGCTTGCTCTCGGATCGCAGCCAGTCCGCTCCATTTTGTGTCTGGTTCATCTGTAAGCAACATAGCCGCAATCACTGCAACCATCCGTCGAGCTGTTCGCAAGTGGGGAGTTAAGCTGGTTATAATCGACTACCTGCAAAAGATCCACGGTTCCAAGTCTGCCGAGAAGCGAACCTATGAGATCGCAGAGGTCAGTGGACGACTCAAGAGCATTGCAACCGAATGTAAGGTTGCTGTTGTCTCACTAGCGCAACTCAACAGAGAGAATGAGAAGGAGAAGGGGCGGTCACCTAAGCTTACAGATCTCGCTGATTCGGGTCAGATAGAGCGTGACGCTGACCTAGTGATGCTCCTTAACCGCGACCGCTCCCAGAAGTGCGGTGAAGCAATCATTGCCATTGCCAAGCAGCGTGACGGTGAATGCGGAGCCGTGAAGCTATGGTACGACGGACAGTATTGCCGCTTTGGCGAGATTGCCCCCGATACTTAATCCCAACGATAGGTTGACTGCCATAAACTATTCCTGTAAACTCACCATCGACAGCAAGAAACACCAACAAACACCATGCAAACCGGTAAGATTGACGTTACGAAGATCGACAAAGCATTCCTATTCAAAGGTAAAGCTGGAACATATTTGGATATTGCACTCATCCCCAACAAGTCTGGCCGAGACCAATACGGTAACGATGGAATGATCGTGCAATCTATTAGCAAAGCCGCACGACAAGAAGGTAAGAAGGGTCCGATCTTGGGTAACTATGCTGACTTAGATAAGCGTGAGGCTGCACCAGTTAAGAAGGTAACCGCTAACGATCCGCTTGGACCTGAAGATGACATTCCCTTTTGATACCATTAACACCCATGACTAACACAGAAAGCTTCTGGGAAGATCCAGATACAGACACTCCACGTTGTGACTTGGAGCAGAAGCGTATTGAAGGACAGTTCCCACCGCATCTCACTAGCTTAGCAATGTCTTTTGCTCGACGCTTAGAGCGTGAGCTTAACGAACAACGAAGACGCATTTACGATCTAGAGGAAGAGCTAGAGCGTTTGACTCTAGAGTAATATGCATCACAAGCGTTATCTGCATAAGAAGATGGATGTTGATGGTATAAAGAAGGAGGACACGTTAGACATACAAGCTCGCATTACTCTTCTTAATCTAGCTCCATCTATTGTAACCAACGCGATCAAAGCTGGCTGGATCTCGTATCCTGCTAACGCATACGTTGATCCTGAAGAGCAAGACCTGACCGAGTGGCTCAAGAAGTACGACTGCGAAAAGGCTTACAACCTTAGACAAAAGGGGATGACTTACCGTGAGATCGGTAAGCTGTTGTGCGTGGGTATTGGTAGGGTTACTGAGATACTAAGACGCGGTGAAGAAATAGCAGTTCAACGCAAGCTTGATGAGATAGGTGTTAAGCCTATTGATCTGCCAAAGAAATCCACAGTGCAGAAGCATACGACAGTAACTAAGCAGCGTAAGAACACTAAGCGATAACGTATGACACAGCGTATAGCACTACCTAATATTGCGTCTATCAGATGCGATGTAACGACCTGTATCACTAACCTAGAAGGCTCCCGCTATCTATAGATACGCTGGTGATCGCGCGGGACCGATCATCTTCCGCGATCAAACTCGCTATTGTATTATAAACGCACCACTAATGACAAACGCTGCACAATACGTCATGCTTAATTTTGGGCATCACACACTGCGCTGGCATCTCGCTCAGATCCGCGCTGGACGTTCTACGGCTGAGCAGATTGCAGGTTACTACCAGCCGAATCCAAAAGACCCAGAGCAGCGCACAATCTGCAAAGGGTTGGCTGACCTGCTCAAAGCGAAATCCGAAGATCTTCCCGAAAGTCTCCGATGACACAAAGCGAATACGTTAAGCACTCTGGTCTAACCAAAGGACGAGTCTCTCAGTTGGTTTCAAAGGGAATGCCTTTGGACTCCGCTGAAGCTGCGGACGCTTGGAGAGGCTCTGGAGCGCAAAGGAGGAAGGCTGCTATTGAAGCGAGCCACATTCGGTCAGAGCCGATAGACGGACCTTACCGTCCACCGGAAGCCGAAGAGAAGGTAGACCGCTCGCAAGTCGCTAATGACACTCCACAGGGAGCGTATGAGCGGCAGAAGGAGATTGAACGTGCTGCCTATGGTCTAGCCGTCGAAAGCCTCAGAGCGCGATCTCTGGATGCTGGCCGTATGGTCTCGGTTCACTCAACCGCTGCGAAGAATCTCATCAATTCAAAGCAAGACGTTCTGGATCTCGCTGAGCGTGAGCGCAAACTAGTCTCTGGTGATTGGGTTAAGAAAGCGATGCTGGACCATGATGGAGCGGTTGCTCAGTTGCTGAAGAGTATGCCTAAGCAGTTGGCTGGACGCATTGCACCCCATGACCCAGAACACGCTGAGAACGAGCTAGAGCGATGGGTGCAAGATGTATGCTTGAAGACGTTACACCAGACGGACCCATGGAAATCTTGAACTGCCAGAAGCCGCGAGGGCTAGAAGCACTCCGTCAAAACAAGATCGCGCTGCGAGCCATTGAGCGTGACACGGTTCTCCGGTTTTTGCCAATCGCAGACGATAAGCCGTCGCGCATTGACGGGTTCATCTGGAACCAAAACTCTGGCGTAATTACCGGAAGTTATGAGGTGAAATCTCGGAATTACGGACTAGCAAAACTGGAATCAACCTTCGGCAACCAATGGATGATTTCATGGTCTAAGCTCCAAGCCGCTCTTGAAATTACGAAGCACACTAAGTTGCCATTTTGGGGAGTTCTGCACTTGGAACCAGACGGTCTGGTGCTGATGGTTGAAATCTTCAACGAGAACGCAACGTGGGGTTGCAACGTGCAGTTGCGAGACAAGCTCATGGATGGGGTCAACGAGCGGATGGCGTTCTTGAATATGAGTGAAGCTCGAAAGCACCGGATCAAAGAATCCAATACGGAGTTGTTCTAATGCTTGATCTACAGCGCGAAATCTTAGAGTTCCGTCGTCAGATCTACCGTCCGTCTCCACGGCAAACGGTTGTCGAGTGGAGCGAAGCCAACCTCACGTTGACTCAGCGTCAGACTGAACATCCCGGTCCATTCTCCACGGCTGTCAGACCATATTGCAGAGAACCGCTTGAGTGCTGGAAAGATCCGTCAGTCTCTGAGGTGACTTTGTGTTGGGGGTCTCAAACCTCCAAGACGACGACGCTCATGGCTGGATTGGCTTGGGCTATCGACACAGAACCGAGTCCCGCACTGTGGTTGATGCCGAGTGAGAATCTGGCTCGCTCATTCAGCAAATCGCGCTGGATGCCGCTTCTGGAAGACTGTCCCGCATTGGTTGCGCGGTTCCCTTCGGATGCAGACCAGATGACCAATCTAGAGCAGCAATTTGATCGCTGCACTTTGACCTTTGTTGGGTCCAACTCACCGGCAAATCTAGCGTCACGACCTGTTCGCATTTTGGTCGCTGATGAGGTGGACAAATTCGCTGAAGCAACCGCGAAAGAAGCTGATGCGCTGGACCTCGCAGAGCAGCGGCTCAAAGCATTCTCAAGCTCCAAAGCGTTCTTCACCAGCACTCCGACAACTTCAGAAGGTAGAATCTGGCAGCGTTACCTTAGAGGGGACCAGCGACGGTATTACATTCCCTGTCCGCATTGCTCCGAGTACATCAAGTTGGAGTGGAAGCAAGTCACTTGGGACAATGCTAAGACCGAAGACGGGAAACCAGACTGGCAGCGCATCCGGTCGTCAGCACATTACGTTTGCCAACTCTGTCAGGGTAAGATTTCGGATTCCCACAAAGTTGCAGCGTTGAGACACGGGAAATGGATTCCAGAGAATCAAGCGAGCTTGCCGAGTGTCCGATCTTACCACTTGTCGTCTCTCTACTCACCGGATCGTAAATGCACTTGGGGACACTTGGCCGTCTCGTTCTTGGAAGCCAAAAGCTCAATGATGGGATTGCAGGGATTCATTAACGGTATGCTCGCAGAACCGTGGGAAAACCAAGAGTCCCAACAAGAGCGAGTTGAGATTGTGTCTGATGCTGGACTCCCCGAAGCCAGACGCTACCTAACCGCAGACGTTCAAGCCGCCGCTCCGTTTGTCTGGTGGGTTTGCCGAGAGTGGAGCAAAGGCAATTCGCGTCTTGTCGCTGCTGGTCATGCAGACGATTTCGCTGCACTTCGACGGGTTCAACTTCAATACAACGTGCATGACATGGACGTTGGGATTGACTCCGGCTTCAACACACAAGCCGTTTATGATGCTTGTGCTGAGTTCTCACAAAGCAGCGTTAATCCAATCACATATCCCTGCGGTCTGAGGTATCCACCAGAAGGAGGGTTGAGAAAGCCGATGCTTATCGGTTGGATGCCAATGAAAGGCCGAGAAACCGGAGCGCGATTCACCAGCAAGACTGGTGCAATCCATCCCTTCGGCATTACGACATCAACGTCAATGCGGACTGATGCGGTCCAGCCTCTTCTGGTCTTCGATACTGAACACATGCGGGAAGTGCTTCAGCGGCTCCGTAAAGGGTCCGAGAATCATCAATGGACTGTTTGCAGCCTCCCTGCACCACTTGAGGCTGAGGGAGCATTTGCGGCTGATTCTGATACATACTGGAAGCACTTGGATTCTCACGTTCTCAAGCCAACGGCTAACAGAGCGGGACGAATCAAACACTTGTGGTTCAAGCGAAACACTCGCTGGCCCGATCATTTGCATGACTGTGAATTGATGCAATTGGCGATGGTGATGCTGTGGAACGATCTCGCATCTACTAGTTCTGACAATTCTAGTAGTTGACTTCACAGTTGGTCTGTGAATAGTCCGCCCAAGTGTTGACCTACACCGTAGCAAC